CTATTTTGAGAGACCGGACACCTTGATAAAGTGCCTGTTGATTTTCTTTGTCTGGCGAACTGTTTCCAGGTCAATGACATCCCTATAAACCGTTTTCATGACATTATCAGTGGCCCATCCACCGCGTTGGAGAATATATTGGTCAGGGACCCCGATAGCGTGCATGATGCTGGCAGCATAATGGCGCAGATCGTGAAATCTGAATTTTGGCAATCCTGTTGATTTGATGGCTCGTTCAAACCGGTGGGTTATCTGGTCTGGAGTAGCCTTCACAATGCGGCCTTCTATACCCCTCATCCTCTCTATCACAAAACCCGGAAATTCTACCTGACGGTAGCTGCCGAAGGTCTTGGGCGGTTTGATATGCCACATCTTGTCAGGCCCCATAACCACACTCTTGTTTACATCAATCACGTTTCCATGTATGTCGTCACTATCCAATGCGCATATTTCTCCTCTGCGCAATGGACCAAAAGCAGCCAGGAAAATGGCTATCTCAAGTTCCTTCCCCTCAACATGCTGTAGCAGGGTCTTTATGTCCTGGTCCGATGGCGTGTACAACGCAGGCCGTTTCTTGGCAGGCAGGGTGGTCTTAATATGAAAATCAGGATGGAACATCTCTAATGTGCCCGATACAAGCCCGTGTGCATTCCTCACGCTCTTGGGGCCTACCTTAGCAGAGATATCACTTATCCATACTTGAAGGGCTGTATTGGTTAGGTTATTCAGTTTAATGCGTCCCAATTCATACGGCTTGATGTAATTACGCTGTACAGCCTCATAGCCCCTTATGGTGCTGGGAGACAGAACCCCTCTTTTGGCGTCTATATAACGCGTGACGGCTTCATACAGGGTGATGTTCTCCGCAGTCATGCCTGCTTTGCCTGCGGCCCATTGGGCGGCCAGAAACTTGGCCTCCTTCTTCGTAGGGGCTGTGAAAGATTTGTAATGCTTCTTGCCGTCAACGTCTGTATAGTCATATACCTGGATGCGGATATTGCCTGACGGTAATTTGTTTTTAGTTTTTTTCTGCTGTGCCATGGTATCATTCCTCCTAAAAAATGGGTAAAATAAATACGCCCCTTGCCAGAACACTCCAGGAATGATATAATCCAAGTGTCTATGTTTGGATTATCTTCCGGGGGTAGCCTGGTAAGAGAAAATCTATGTGAAAAGCTTCTGTGTTCCCGCACAGGGGCTTTTTGCTTACTATTTATTTAAAAGAAATAGTTATAGGTGTGGTGTCTTCAATGGTATCCCATCCATCGGTATAAAAAATATGAAATGACGTTTCAATGTTCTTAAATTCCGTAATTTTGTTTTCCTCAAGTTGACTGCTTAAAAAACTCATTGCGCTAATCCGCTTTTTCCCGGAGGCTACTTCGGCGGACATGGAAGAATCAATCATGAAACCATTTACAGAAGTATCTCTAACTTGAACTGTAATGCCCTTGTCTGAATTATTTTCAATATATGTTATGAATTGCGGCCCAAAGATTGAATCATCAGTCAAAAGACCTTTTGATATAATTTTAATGCCATTATTGTTATAAAGGACCTCTCCGCTGTCATCGTATACTTGCTGGTATCCATCGCCGACACTAGTAGTCAACTTTATCGGTTCAGTGTCTACATAGGACTCCCAGGAATCACTTTCAAATATATGTAAGGAGAACTCAATATCCGCAATAGTATCTATCCCACATTTTTCTAAATCACTGTTGGATATGACCATACCATCATTTGCTTTTTTACCTGCAGCAACATCACATGACATCTGCAAATCTATCATATATCCATTAACAGAACTATTCCGAGGTTGGATAGTGAGATTCTTATCGCTATTATTTTCGACAAGTAGCGTTATTTCAGGCCCCCAAAAACCATCCATCTTAAGTCCGGTCGCAGTGACAATGATATTATCTTGGTTATAGATTTCTTTTTCTTCCAGCGTGACTTCATCAGATGGTGCTTCTGCATTAGTTTCTTCCGCTGGAGTATCATCAGCACTCGTTTCCTTCGTATCATTCTTCGCTTCTGATTTGGTGTCTTCGCTTTTTTGTGACACGGAGACCGGTTGGGTTGGCGCCTCAGATGTTCCGGAACTGCAGGCTGATAATATAATGCTAGTGGTTAGTAAGGTTGCCAGAAAAAGTTTTTTCATTTGTAAATCCTCCTCAATATGATCCTAATTAGCCGGCTTGTTCTCTTTTTTCATTTTTGCAAATCCGACATATGATAAAATCATCTGTATGACTACAAACATGAAATAAACCGGGAATAATACTAAAGCAACAGTATACAGTATGGCACCCGTTAATGCGAAGCCTCGCTTTCTCATGAATAACCCCAGGGCATTAAAGATTACAGCGAGTGCTGTGAATACAAGATGGGGCATCACTATTGCAGTGGCCAAACCGGAACCAATCTGTTCGGCGGTAGACGCTCCGCTCCCGGCAGCACCTGACCAGTATGTGGCCGAATATATCAGGTATAGTACACCTAATATAAATGAGATAAGTAGACACTTGCTTAATTTCTGTTTCATACACATTCCTCCTAAGTTAACGGCTAAGCCGAATTTTATTAAAAAGCCATGGGCTATTTAATCATAAATCATTCCCGTAAAACCATTTGTTTTCTGCAAGGCCAAAGCCACGGTCTCCATGCCATCTGCTTATTAATCTCATAAAATCAGAACGTTCATTCAATTCAGAATGGTCATCTTCATCCTCTTCAGTATAACACCCCCTGGCTGGTTGTACAATCCCTTCCATGAGCGGAATAATATTTGTCTCTGGAAAGAAAATATGCTCCAGCTGTAATTCTGGTTCTGTGGGCTTTCTGGTTGCACTGTATGAGATGTTGCGGAACCATTCCTTGTAGGACATCAATGCTCTGTTAGATGCCTGATAGGACAGACCAAATTTGTCATGTATCTGGATTGCGTCATGGCATTTATATTTGTGAATAAGAATACGTGGCGCTAAAAAATGGCTGGCGAAATAATTTGTTTCGTCATCATTTTCTTTGGTATCACCAACATGTTTTAATAATATGTGTCCAACCTCATGCATTAGCGTGAAACGTTGCCTGCATATATACGAGAAGGCATCATTATAATAGATTTTCCCTTTGAGTTTAAATGCATCGTCGCTTACCCTATAACACTCTTTTTCCTTTTTGGCAGAAAGTTCGGAATACTTATACAAAGGGATTTTTAATTTTTTAATAACATCAATGCAATCAATGGGAAACTCTTTTATTTCGCAGGTTTCGTATACATCCAAAATAATACGAAAAATCTCGCGTCGTTCCAAACAAAATCACTCCTTTAGTCATCATCAGACAATAACGTTCTAATGATATCCTGTTTTTGTTCGACCGTGAGTTTTTTCCCATTACGGGCAATAAGGCTTTGAATATCCTCATATGTTGGCTCGTATTTGGATTGCGATATTCCTTTTGCCATTTCATCAAGTTCATCTACAGTTATTCCAAGTTCGCTACATATTGTGATAACCACATCAACGCTGGCTTTACCAATGCCGGTTCGATTCAATATCGTATATAAGCTTGTGTATGGGATGTCACATTTTTCTGCAAAGGCCCTTAAACTATATCCTTGCTCCTTTATTAATCGTTGAATTAGTTGCTCCCTATTCATATTTTCACCTCTCTCTGATGCTTTATATTATATACGATTTTGCGAATATTGTAAATAGAAATAAACGCAAAAACATATAAGAAGCATAAAAAAGAGACGAAAATATTCTCACATGAAAATATAGTGCTTGACAATGGTTGCATGTGAGAATATAATACAGTCAAGATATTCGCTGGTGCGAATATGGAAAGAGAGGTGATTGCATGTACAATAATCTACTTACAGCGATGAAAGGGAAAAATGTTACTTTCACTCAAATCGCAGATTTGCTTGGATGTAGATACCAAACAGTAAGTGATAATATTCAGGGGAGTAAAGAGAGAGGAGTTTACTTTGATGACGCAAAAAAAATATGGAAAGTATTTTTCCCTGAATATGATTTTATGTGGTTATTTTACAGAGAGAAAAATAGCACCTAAACAAACACATGTTCGATAAAGCAACTATACCACTATCACATGCGTGTGTCAACTATGAAAAGGAGGTGAGAGAGGATGAGAAAAAATAGCCTCACATTATTATTGACACTAGGCGGTCTAATCATTATGAAGCAGATTTTTACTTTTGATGGCGAGATTCTTTCAAAATATCAATCCGCTCTGCTATTCATGCTTACTTATTTATCACTTTGTAAGGTTTTGGAGTAAAGCGGTTATTAAGGCTTTTATTTCTTCTGAATAGAGCCCAAGGATAAAAGAGACAATCCAACCGATAATGTTTACGACTCTGGAAACTATAGCAGAAGGGTTGAAACCTATCCATTCAATTAATGAACTAGGGATAGTAAAAAGCGTTTTTATCGCATGAATTGGATTAAAGGAAGATTTGAAGTCCTGATAAATATAATTCCGCTTCATTGAAAGTTCATTGTAAAGCGTTGCAGCTGTCCGGTAATTAGTTATATCAGGTGCGCCATATTCAAGAGTGCCAGTGTAGTATCCAGAATATTTCTCTATTACAGGAAACTTAACTAGAACATCATTCAGACATAAATCATAGTGCCCTCTTTTTTCCAAATGGAAGCCTACGGCATCATAAGGGCTTTTAGAGATGGATGCAGAACTTAAATATGCAGTTAAGGTTTTTAGACATCCAATTATCTCATTGAGTTTCAAAAAGGCTCTTGCAATTGAAACAACGTAAATGATTGTTAAAAGCAACAGTGGATAATATTTAGCAGGTATGTTGAATGGAAATATGGTTTTCAAATTAGGATTCTCCCTTGTATATAATAAAGAAATTGTATCACAGGGAGGGGAGTAAAACAATATGTCAACTGGGAAAAGGAGGTGAGAGGGGATGATTAAACAATTGGCTGTTAGGATGTTGCTGGGACGGCAGAAACGGTATTGTAATGTTCTGACATTACGTGGTAAGCCCTACATTGTTTCTATTAAGCCGTACCTATCATTTAAGGAAATTATGGACAGAGCCGTCAAAAGTGAAGTTTTAACGGCCCAAGGAGAATTTGTTAAAGAGGTAGATTCTTAAGCGGAGGATAAGCGGATTCCATTTTCGATAGTAGTGATTCATATAGTTTAATTTCTGATTTGGAAATTTTTATGGACTTCGTGGATTTAATATTGGAGAGTTCCTGTTTTAGACTCCCATAGAGAAACAAAAGTTCAGTATCTGAAAAATCAATATTCATAAAACTATCCTTTTCCTTCCTTTTATACTTGGCGCGGCAACGCCTGTAAGTACAGTATACCAAGGAGGGGGACAAAACGCAACGAGGAAGGCGGTACATATCAACACGACATGCAAGACCTGCCGGTATAGCCAGTGCCCGGAACGGACACGGTGGTATCCGTGCAAGGACTATGAGAGGAAGGAGGCGAGACGGAATGAAAAAGAGTGCTTACCAGCAAATGGGGGACGAGGTGAAAATCCTAATCAACGAGGCAAAGGTACGAAATAACCTGAACGATGAGGGATTAGCTAAAAAGATAGGAATGCCATTACCAACCCTGCGTAACAGAAAATGCAATCCGGGACGGTTCCGGATGGATGACATTTGGTTGATAGAGCAGCTGGCTGGAAGGCCATTAAGAGGAGGGACAAGCCAATGAGAGCTAAGACATTTGCGGAGCACCGTATCCGCCAGTACCTGGAAGCGGTTTACCCGGGCCTGGATGGCCACATGGAAACAGTCAACGCACATGAGGCCATAGTGACGGACATCAATGGTGACAAAATCCGTGTAATATACGACAGAGGGGCGGTGTACGAAATTGAGATGCGATGACGAATGGGACGAGCATCCCATTATGAGGGCAGCCAAGTGGATTGTGCCGGCGGTTATCTGGCTGCTGGGGATGTGGATGGTAGCTATAGTGGTCATGGCGCTGGCCATGGGCGTAAGGTTGTGAAGGGAGAGGTTGTGAAGGGAGAATATAAAGATGACAAAAGTACAGATGGAGGCAATCGCGGATAGGGCAGCAAGACTGTCCGTGAGTAAGACGGACGCGGAGGATGCGCAGGTTTACGCGGCGATGGAATTGGACCCATACCGCGAGTATTATGAGGAGTATCTGGACCAGCTGCAGACAGGGGACACCGAATGGCTTCGCCGGTGGATTGGATGGGAAGTGGCAGATAAGGTTGGTGAGGCGATTGAGATTCTCAAGATGTGGATTCGCGCTGAACTGACCGGGCGGTCCATGGGCGTGAGACTGTGAAGGGAGGTGGGGGTCTATGGATGTGGAAAAAATGCCGCAGGTGTTGGCGCACCAAACGGCATTAAGACAACTAAAAGCATATCACACCCTTAGTATAAGGGATTCAGGAGGAAAAATCAATGATTAAAACTGAAAAGAATGTACCCATCGTAGGGATTGAAGCACACGGGGAGAAAGCTGAGACAACGATACGGGGTAATTATGGAGATGTCGTTGCTCTTACAGTTACTCTTCTTTCGGGCGTTTCAAAAACGTTAGCCGGTGATGATATAGGTGACCAGGTTTCGACCCTTCAGGCGTTATACCTTACTGCATTGGATGAACTTAAAGGAAAGATAAAATAGCGGAGGCGCAGGATGAGCAAACGCAGAAATGGGACAAACCGTGCAGCGGCAGCCCTGGGGATTAATCCCTACGGGTGGGGAAATGGTAAGGCAAGGAAAAGGCCGAGGGAGGTACGAACTCCGGTCGGCCAGATGAAAAATAACACTATTAATAATATAGCACAGGAAGAGAGGGATTGTAAAGATGGCTTATTACGCAGATATTCAGTTTAAAAACGTAGATATGGATATTTTTATTAAAGGACAAGTAGCAATAGAAAAAATCAGTGCTGTGCAGAAGTACATTGACGAGACTGGGTACGTGGACAAAGAAGTTATATTTGGTATCCTGGGGATAAAAAAGAAAGAGCAGCAGGAGGTCTAGAATGATGCATCCATACCGTTGTGATTCCTGTGGTTGTTATCTTGACCCCGGTGAAGGGCATGTATGTGATGAGTGCCAGAAACGGGAAGCAGAGCGCAGGGATTATAGGAGGTCCTTGCAGGATGCCATCCACTTAATGGATGGGTGGCAGTATGAACTAAATTTAAATGGAGGATTTTTACATGGAAAACATTAAGAATAGAACCGAGGAATTATTATTATCAACTGACAGGCAGGGAATTGCTGACCTTCTGGTGGAAATGGATGAGATGGGATTTTATACAGCGCCATGTAGCACACAGTACCATCTGGCCTGCCCTGGAGGGCTGGCTGAACACAGCCTGAATGTATATGAGCTGATGGACAAGCTTTCCAGCATCCTATATCCAGAAGTGGATAAGAGCAGTGTCATCATATGTGCATTGCTTCATGACCTTGGTAAGGCTGGACAGTTTGGGAAACCGAACTATATTATCAACATGCTTAAGGGGCGTGGTAAGAATGCAGAGCCATATCAGTCCCCCACGAAACCGTATATCGGAAATCCAGAACTTATGTACATTGACCATGAAGTCCGTTCCATACAGATTGCAGGTCGCCACATTAACCTGACGGAGGATGAGAACTGGGCAATACTGATGCACAATGGTATGTACGGCAATTTCAAATACCAGATACAGGGTAAAGAAACACCTTTGTACCTGTTGTTACATATGGCTGATATGTGGGTCAGCCGGGTTACGGAAAAGGAGTGTGAAACTGATGGGGAAAGCGAAGCTTGAATTTCGGCTGCTTAAAAAGGATGAGATAGATTGCCGGATTGCAACTGTATCCCAAAATGGATTATCCCTATTGTTGTATAAGAATGCCAGAGTAGACCAGAACATACTTGATGAGACAGTAGGACCAATGGGTTGGCAGCGGAGACATTGCAGGGATAATGCAAACTGTATCGTATCCATATGGGACGAAGAAAAGCACCAGTGGATTGAAAAGGAGGATACCGGTACAGAAAGCAATACCGAGAAGGAGAAGGGACTTGCCTCTGACAGTTTCAAGAGAGCCTGTTTTAACTGGGGTATTGGCCGAGAGTTATATGCGGCTCCTTTTATTTGGATTGAAAAGGATAACTGTGATATCTGCGAGAACGGCAAGGACCGAAACGGAAAGGTGAGATATAGCTGCAACGACCGATTTTATGTATCACTTATCGGATATGATGACAACCGCAACATTAATGCGCTGGAAATCAAAAGGCGCAAGAGCAACAAGGTGGTGTACAAGCTGGGCCAGACCGAGAGTCGGCCAGAGGAACAGGAGTCTAAACTGGTTACGGAGGCACAAATTAACACGCTGTTTTTGGAGTTGAAAAGGACAGGGGTTGGAAAGCTCAGAATCCTACAAAATTATCAATTGAGTGACATTCATGAAATGAAAATAGACCAGTTCCGAGATGCAATGGATGTCCTGAAAAAAAAGCCGGATAAGTCTACCACCCCAGACCCTGAGACAATCCCACCAGATGACCCGGAGTCAGGTCTGCCATGGAATTAAGAGGAACAGTGTATGGATTGTAAGGGGACATTAAAAAGTGTAACAAAAGATTGGATTACGGGAAGGTTCCTGCTTACGTTTGAGATTGATAATGACATAAGCAGCGACATCAACAAGCTGTCAGACAAGATGTTGGCACTTGCTATTAAGGCCTACAAGAAGAAACGCAGCCTGGATGCAAACGCATATTATTGGCAGCTCATCACAAAGCTGGCCGAGGCATCCGGGATAAGCAAAAACCGGGCACATAATCTTATGCTCCGCCGTTACGGTAAGCTGGAGGAAGTGGATGGCCATCTTATATATGTTGTTGTGCCGGATGATGATGAGGGAGAACACAAGGCCCTGGAGGCAGAGACATACCACATCAAGCCAACCGCTGAGGTTAAGGTTGCCAGTGATGGAACCCCATTTCGCACATACATCATGCTGCGAGGGTCCAGTACTTACGATACGGATGAGATGAGCAAGCTCATTGATGGTCTGGTATCAGAGTGCCAGGAAATGGGTATAGAGACGCTTCCGCCGCAGGAGCTGGAACGGATGATGAATATATATGGCCAGCATTATAAAAAGAGGGCGCAGGATGGCTAAAAAGTTATGGAGTGCATTCACAGATGATATGGACCACTGTTTTTTTACTGGCAGTCCCTATGTGGAGCGACACCATATATTTGAGGGCAGGCAGGGCTACAAGAACAAGTCAGAGGAAAGGGGATTTATCATCCCATTGAGATATGACTTACATCCCAATGGGGTTAGATTTAACCCCACCCCGGAAAACCGTAAGATTGACCTGCAGCTTAAAAGGATGGCGCAGGAATATTATGAGACACATTATGGGAACAGGGAAGAATTCCGGCAGGAGTTTGGGAAAAGTTATTTAGATTAACATTTGAAGTAGGAGGCGTATGATGGGCAAATCACAGCGCAACAAAGGAAAACGAGGCGAGAGGGAACTTTCCAATTATCTCCGAGACTATGGATACGATTGCCGAAGGGGACAGCAGTATAGCGGTTCAAATGGTGATGCGGATGTAGTAGGACTTCCCGGAATCCACATAGAGTGCAAGAGGGTTGAACGCCTTAATCTTTATGATGCCATGCAGCAGGCTGTAAAGGACACGCAGGCGGAACAGATACCATCAGACAAGGAAATCTACCCATCCGTGTTTCACCGCCGTAATCGTGGCACCTGGCTGGTTACAATGCGCCTGGATGATTGGATAGCATTGTATAAGGAGTGGGAAGTCGGACGAGACATTGATAGCAGGTGATAGAATGGATGGACATATTAAGCTTTACCGCAAGTTTCTGGACTGGGAATGGTATCAGGACATAAACACGAAGGTTTTATTCATCCACATGCTCCTGAAGGCCAACTGGAAGGATGGAAAATTCTTGGGTACAACTGTCCCGCGTGGTTCTTTTGTATCATCCATCAAGAATCTTGCATCCGAAACAGGGCTTACAGAAAGGGAGATTAGGACAGGAATTTCCCATCTAAAAACGACAGGCGAAGTGACAAGCAAAGCGACAAACAAATATAGCGTATTTACAATAAAAAACTATGATTTGTACCAATCGGACGACAGCCAAGACGACACTCAGGCGACAGGCGAGCGACATTCTAACGACAAACGAACGACAACAATAGAAGAAAGAAATAAAGAAATAAAGAAAGAAAATAATATATATAGTGCATCCGGGGACAGGAAGCAGCAGGCATCAGTATTGTTTGAGGCCATGTGGAAGCTGTATCCGTGCAAGAAGGGGAAAGGGCAGGTATCCGATACCCAGAAGCAGAAACTCCTAAAAGTTGGGGAGGATGAGCTTATGAGGGCCATTGAACGATACAAGGATGACCTAAGGCGGGATGCATCCTGGAGGAAACCGCAGAACGGAAGTACGTTTTTTAACAGCGGATATGTGGATTATCTGGATGCAAATTACACAGGAGGTGGAAGAGTTGGACCCATTACAGGAAATGGTCAGTCGGATACAGAGGGAACGCAGAAGTACAATGACGACTACCTCGAAGGAGCAGGGGAAGGATTTACCGGATTCTGATGTCTGCCCCATATGCCACGGTACAGGGTGGGTATACTGGAAAGATTCCGACGGGATTGAATATGGCCGGAGATGTGGATGCGGATTGGTAGAGCGTCAGATTATGGAGCGTAAGCTGGAGTTTGCAAACATCCCTGAGGCATTCAAAGCGCTGGATATACGGTCCTTCCGACTGGATGTATACCGCAATGAGGACAGCAGAAAGGTGATTCTTAATACATGCGCGGCTATAAAATACTATCTGGACAACTTGGACAGTATGCAAAAGGACGGGATGGGGCTGTACCTATATTCTGGGGCTAAAGGGTCAGGCAAGACACGGATGGCCGCAAGCATAGCAAACGAGATGGTCAGTGCATACAGGATGCAGGTTAAGTTTGCCGGCTCTATGCAGATTATCAACGAGATTAAGGCCACATGGGATGATAAGGACAGAAGCGAGAGCGACCTGTTAAGAGCATTATCCACTGTTAAGGTATTGGCGATAGATGATTTCGGAACGGAGTATCCAAAGGACTGGATTGGAGAACGGTTTTACAACATCATCAATGGACGTTACCAGGACAATCTGATAACGATATACACCAGCAATCTAAGCCTGCAGGACTTGAAATATGATGACAGGATAACCAATAGAATAAAGGAGCGTACCTTCCAGCTGCCATTCCCAGAGGAATCAGTCCGAGAGATAATTGCGGAGAAAAACAGACAGACCCTGATAGCAGGGATAAAAGGAGGAAACAAAGAAGCGTGAAAACGGAATTATACAATGACCATTTCCAGAATTACAAGAGATATGGCATACCCAAAGCGCAGTTGGTGATAGCTGATATCCCATATAATTTGGGAGTAAACGCATATGCGTCCAACCCAGAATGGTATATAGGTGGCGACAACAAGAATGGAGAGAGCAAAAAAGCCGGAAAGACATTTTTTAACACGGATTTGAATTTTAACATCGCAGAGTATTTCCATTTTTGTAATCGTTTGCTAAAAAAGGAACCGAAGGAAGTAGGAAAAGCGCCGTGTATGATTATATTTTGCTCATTCCAGCAGATTCAGACCGTGATTGATTATGCTAAGCGGTATGGATTTAGCAATTACATTCCTTTGGTATTTATTAAAAACTATTCAGCCCAGGTGCTGAAGGCAAACATGAAAATTGTAGGAGCGACGGAGTATGGGTTGGTGCTGTATCGGGAAAAACTTCCAAAATTCAACAACGACGGTCACATGGTTTTCAATTGGTTTTCTGTTACGAAGGAAAGCCAGTATCCCAAAATTCATCCGACGCAGAAAAGTGTATCTCTCTTGAAACGCCTGATTGAGATTTTTACAGACGAGGGGGATGTGGTAATTGATCCATGTGCTGGAAGCGGAACAACCTTACGAGCCTGCAAGGAGCTGAAACGCAATAGCTATGGGTTTGAAATATCAAAAGAATTTTATAAACGTGCGAAGGAAGAAATGCTATCGGATTTTAACTTTGCACAGGACAAGTACACAGGACAAATAAATTTGCTGGCTTTTCCTGAGGTGATTCCGGAAGGGATGCTGATTGGTTAATCAGGAGGATTTGAACATGAAATGTGATATGTGCGATTGCCATACATCCAAGACAGTAAAAATCAAAAACAAGAAGAATGGAAACGAATTAAATATATGCCGAGGCTGCGCGGTGCAGTATGGATTTATAAAAAAGCCACCAGGAACCCACTGGGAATGCAGATATTGCGATTGCACCAGAGGGGTTCCGTATGCAGATGAACCGGATTTTCTGGTATGCGCCCGGTGCGGAGCCGAATGGGAAGATTGTAAGATATTGGTTGACGATGATGAGTATTAACTATTTTCGGATGGAGGCAGAGGGATGAGTTGGAGATATGTCCTTGATATGTACTCAACCATGGATATCGCATATGCAATAATGATGATGCGAAAAACATGGTATAGATTCTTTGTCTTAGGAGATGGAAATGTATACTTTTGTAAAAACGGAGAGGCATACGAAACAGGACTTACATTAACAGAACTATTTTAAATCGAAATTTGAGAAAGGAGACCGGAGCGGTGGCCACCGTGACGGGATATCCCGGCTCCTTTTGGAAAATGGATTTAGAGCATAAAGCAATCGAAAGAATCAAGATGGCATCAGAAATGTCCCTGCACCATTATGGGAAGCCCCTGGTATGTACATACAGCGGGGGGAAGGACAGCGATGTGATGCTGGAACTGTTTAAGCGGTCAGGAGTGCCATTTGAGGTAATCAACAGTCATACAACTGTAGATGCGCCGCCAACAGTATACCACATTCGAGAGCAGTTCAAGCGGTTGGAGGAGCAGGGAATCAAAACAACTATACATATGCCAGAACTCACGATGTGGCAACTAATTCCCAAGAAAAAGATGCCGCCATGTCGTATGCAACGTTATTGTTGTGAATACCTGAAAGAGAACACCGTAAAAAATCGTTTCGTTGCGACTGGAGTTCGCTGGGCAGAAAGCAACAATCGGAAAAATAGGCAGGAAATAGAGCCGAGAGGAAAAAAAGACGCTGAAAAGGTAATGATGTTGAGCGACAACGACAAAAAGAGGGTTTTGACAGAAAGATGTGTTCTGAAATCGGATATGATTGCGAATCCAATACTAGATTGGCCAGACCGAGATATATGGGATTATTACTGGAATGAGTGTGAACTACACAATCCATTGTATAGTATGGGGTATTATCGCGTGGGATGCGTGGGCTGTCCGATGGCAAGCAAAGGAAGGTGGAAGGAGTTTGCCGATTTCCCTACATACCAGAGAGCTTATATTAGAGCTTTTGGCTTAATGCTAGAAGCCATTCATGCATCAGGATCGCAAACCAAGTGGAAAACTGGTTATGATGTTTTCCTCTGGTGGATGGAAGATGATAACGTAGAAGGACAGATGGACCTTTTTGCTGACGGGTTTGTTCAGCAATATTAACATTTTCGAGAGAAAGAAGGTAAAATGTGGCTGGATTAGACAGAAACATGCTGATGCTGATTAGGGCGTTAGCAGAAAACAGAATACAGGATGCTAAAAAGATAGCAATTACTTGTTGCGCCAATGACAGCACAAAGAAAAATGAGGGAACAATACAGTATTACAGAAAACTACTGGAGAATGGTAATACGACGTTGTTTGAATTACCAGCAAATATTAAAGGGTTATTAAATATGCAGGATGTTTCGGGTTTTAGGGAGGACAGATACTATCTTGGAAAACAGCAGGAAAAGCTGTTTGGAGATATTAAGCGAGGGGTGAGTGTGACATCGAAAATGATGGAATATGGAATTCCATACATGAACAGCACTCTCATATACGGAGAACCTGGAACAGGGAAAACGGAGTTTGCAAAGTATGTTGCCTTCAAACTGGGACTACCATATGCATATCTCAATTTTTCTTATTTGATTGAATCCTACATGGGGAAAACATCACAGAACATACAAAAGGTGTTTGATTTCTGCAAGGGGCAACAATGCGTATTGATGCTGGACGAAGTGGATTGTATTGGAATTGCCCGTGGTGGGGATAGCGGTGTAGATGGGGAATTGGCCAGAACTGTTATTTCCTTGATGCAAGCATTAGATAACCTCGCAGATGGACAAATCATCATAGCAGCTACCAACAGAGCAGATAGGCTAGATAAAGCACTACTTAGGCGTTTTCAACGTAAAGAAGAATTTGTGCGCTATGACGAAGTGGAAGAACTGGAAATGATAAGTACTTTTATCAACAGCGTTGATAAAACACTTATGTCAGAAGAAATGCTTACATATGCGAAAAAATCTCACACACAGGCGGAAACGGTTAATTATTTGATTGAGAAAATCGTTAAGCAGATAGTTCAATAAAATTAAGATTTAACGGAGGATTGTCATGGTAAAGCCAATAGACGATTATGGGGAATTGCTATGCCCGGAGTGTAATACGATTATATGTTGTAATGAATGTGGTGATATGCCGGACAAGTGCCCACAGTGCGGTGAGGAAATTGATTACACGGATTATGTTCAGATAGATTAATATTTTGAGGAGAAATGAACAATGGTAAAAATCCAAAAATGTAAAAGACATGGAGTCTGTAATGATTGCGGCAGACAGCAGTCGAATGATACGGAAATCTGGGAAATCAAAGCATCGACAACTGGGCAAGGCTGGACAACAATAATGCTTTGTAGAGACTGTATGTTGACATTGCATACGGCAATGGTAATAGCGGCCACTCAGATAAACTGAGATTAAGGAGGTTTATTCATGAAAATAAAAGTAAAATGCCCATATTGTGGATTTGAAAATAATATCATAATCAATCCAGAGAACATAACAGAAAAACAGATTACTCTTTGTGATTGTGATAAAGGCGGATGCGATAGATACTTTGCTGCATTTGCAAAAGTAAAAGTACAATGTGAAGGCAAGGCGATTGAAGGTTGTTAGACAAACTGACATTTGTGATACAGAGGAGGTGCCTGATTGAGAAAGAAAGCAGACAGCAAGCAGGCCAAGGTCAACAAGGTCCTGCGGGAATCAGCTGTGGCAGCTTTGGCAGAATCAGCCGTCCGGGAACCGCCGCCGGATACACGGTCGGCCCGAATGCCGCCCTTTACATACACAGTGGCCTGTCCGGTCCCGGAGCTGCGCCGGCCGCCGAAGGGAGTGATACGGTATTATGAGACAGTGCTACATAGACAACGGGCGTCACGGGTGTGATGGCAAGAGGACTAACAAGGGCAGGATACGGTACGGATGCTGGGCGTGCCCGTGGCTGGATGCGGGAGGAGGTGATGCCGATGAAACAGACAGAAGCGCTGGAAGAAGTGGCAAGGCTGGCAGCCAGGGAAGTTCTGAAAGAACATGAGAGACAGACCCGGAGGGAGAAGAAGGTCAAGGTATTCCAGAACACCAAGAAGCTGATGGAGAATTATAACCGGATTTGCCAGAGCGTGGAGGAGGGTGTGGCGGAACTGTCGGATATGGAAAACAGTGATGAGCTGGAGGAGTTCACGGAGGAGGACATTTTCATCAACAGCATCCTTAAAAGCAAGCTCCGAAGTATTGTCATGATAGGCCATATAGATAAGTGCCTGAAGCTCCTGGAGGATGAGGAGTGTCGGAAGAATACGCATGAGAAGTATCTGGCCTTCAAGTATTTCTATCTGGACGGGATGACCTATGAGAGCATTGCGGAGGTGTATGGATACGGGGAGCGGACGGCCAGGCGCTGGATTACGGAGCTTACGGGCATACTGAGCATATATCTGTTTGGGGCTGATGCCATCATGCTGGATTAGGGGTTGACAAGAGCGTGTCAAAATCGTGTCCTTGTCATGTCCGGTTGGGCGATTTATAATTGTAATATGCAAAATTGGGTGATACAGAAAAGACTTGATTTTGCTTCCTCCTCACAAATAGCGACTGCCAGGCATCACACCCTGGTAGCCGATTAACCGGCTTCGTGTAATCCCTCATAAGACAGGCCCGTACTTTAACGGGACAATGCCGCAGGGTACGCAGGCGGTGAGGTATTTGGTTTTATTCCCCACGACATTATCCAGATACATAGACAGATTTTCTCCTTTTGATTAGTCCTTGCCAATGCGGCGGGGGCTTTTCTTTTGGCGGATTTTGGTGTATGATGGGGAAAAGGGGAGGGGAGGACCAATATGAACATATTAGAAAAGGCAACACAATTAGTTAAATCGAGTGAAGTAAAGGAAGCATCGTCAGATTTCATATCAGATGCTATGTCTGCCCTATCTGGAGATATTATGGCACTTGCGAGATTAATAAAATCTGGAAAGGCGGGACCAGCATTTATTGAAATGCAGTTGTTTTTGGAGCGATTTGAGGCGTTCTTAGTAGGAAATTGTATCGATGACGAGAATATTAGGTCCATGGGTGAAGTCTTAAGTAAATATGAGGATGATCCAGAGTTTGCAAAGCGGATATTGGATAAGATTATTAAGGTGGATACATTACAAAAGACAAAATATATAACAAATTTGACAATATGCTTTAGATATGGTTATTTATCAAAGAGACAATTTTTATCTTTATGCCGTATTGTTGGAGATGTATTGGAAGAAGATTTACAATATTTAAAAAAACATATTACAAAAAGTACCATTACCTTGGACGAATATACAGAAGAATTGCAAAACTATGGTTTGGTATATTTAGGGGATTCTGGATTGCTATATAGCGAGTTGGCTTTTAAATTGGATAAATATGCACTATCCTTTGGAGACAATAGGTATAAATATAATGGGGAAGAGGATTTTGTGCCCGTGGAGTTTCCACCGAAAGCGCAAATTGCATATGCTGGTAATCTGAAGCTGGATGGTGGTGATTTGTAGGATATAAGAAGATTTCGCCTCATCACTGTAGATGTTGGTACGATGTTAAGGGACTCCGTTAGTTTAACGGCAGTGGGTTAAATATCACTCCCTACTTAGATAGATATTGCAGTGCCTTGATTTTCTGGCTTGGATTAGCCCCAGCTAGAACAGGAGGGACGTTTTTATAAAAGGAAGGGTATGGTAGATGTATGTTCTAATATGGAGGATAGCAATTATGAAATTGGATATGGAAAGCAGGCGGGCTTTAGGAGCAAATGCGTTTTATAAAACTGGTGCCAAGGAATATTTAGGAATTATAAATAATCCAAACGGAGGCGCAGAAGAAGCTATGGCCGCCATCCCAGCAATAGTTAATCTATCATTTTCGATAGAGTTATTTTTAAAAAGTTTAAAACCTGATTTAAGAGGACATAAAATTAAAGAGTTATTTGATAGCCAAGATGATGATACCAAAATTGTTATAAAGCGATTGGTTGTTAGTGCATGTAATGAGGTGGATTCAAATTATGATGAAAATGATTTTGTTGATGATGTTGTAAAAATGTCAGATTCATTTGTGGAATGGAGGTATTTCTTTGAGGCATCAAGAAATGCCAGAATTTTATTTATATATAATTTTGCATCCATATTACATGGATTGTTTGAAATCCAAACAAAAGGCATAGATGCTTTAAAATGAATTTATTTAGGGCCACCCCCCCCCCGGGGCGGCTCTTTTCTGTACCCAAAGGAGGTGAGCCCATGGCATTAACGCCAAAACAGAAGAGATTTGCAGATGAATACCTGATTGACCTTAATGCCACCAGGGCGTACAAGGTTGCATATCCAAAGGTCAAGAAGGACGAATCTGCAAGAGTAAATGGAAGTAAATTACTAACAAATACTAACGTTATGGCTTATATTGATGAACGTATGAGGGAACGCGAGAAGCGTACAGAGATTACCCAAGACATGGTACTTAAGGAGCTGGCGAAATTAGGGTTCTTCGATATCAGGAAGCTGTTCGACGATAGAGGAAAACCGCTGGATATTAACGGCCTGGATAACGAGACGGCAGCGTGCATTGCCGGTCTGGAAGTAATGGATGTTTACGAGGGGACTGGAGAGGATAAAGAATTTGTTGGATATATCAAAAAATATAAACTGTCCGATAAGCTTAAGGCCCTGGAATTAATTGGACGGCATCTGGGCATGTTTAAGGATAAGGTAGAGCTGTCCGGCCAGATTGATACCACAAACCCTTACGCCGGTCTGACCACCGAGGAACTGAAGAAGCTTATTCATGGTGGTTAGAGAAACCATAATCAGGGGGGGCGAAGATAGAGCTTGCGCGGCGCGAGTTCTTTTTTTATTGCCCAAAACGGAGGGAGTTTATATGGAGGAATGGAAAGATATTGTTGGGTACGAAGGAATTTACCAGGTGTCAACAATGGGGCAGGTCAGGAGTTTGGATAGGGTAGTGAAAAACCATAGTAATACATATTATTTCAAAAAGGGAGAGATAAAGCATCAGAGACGAAAAAACAATGGATATTTGATAGTAGACTTGTACAGGGACAACCTACAGAAAACCTGCCATGTCCACAGGCTGGCTGCTGACGCATTTATTCCCAATCCAGATGGAAAAGAAACCGTGAACCATAAAGATGGCGTTGTGACGAATAATGTACTGGAAAATTTGGAGTGGGCAACACCCAAGGAACAGAACCTCCATTTCTACCATAATGGATTGAAGGCTCAAGGTAGTATTCAAAAAGCAATTCGGGCTATGAATAAAGCTCAGATGAAAAGCGTGATGTGCATAGAGACTGGGACAGTTTATGACTCCCTTGAATCTGCGGCAAGAGCACTTGGTAGAGGTGAAGGAAGTTTGATATGTGCGTGCTGCAGAGGAAAAAGAAAAAAGGCATATGGATATACCTGGAAGTACGCTTAAAGGGGGTGATGATTGGTAGTGGTTGATAGAAAGCTGATACGAACAGGAGCGATGTTAGAGCTTGCGCGGCGCGAGTTCTTTTTTTATTGCCATTTGAAAGCGCCAGATTTTTACAAAGAGAGTCGGAAGTATCTGGTGGACCTATGTAAAGGATTTCAGGAGTTTATAGAGAGCGATGATGAAGTATTGGTTGTAAATGAACCACCCCGATAGACTGCCACGGAAAGTCAAGGACAGCAGGCCTCCTGGTTGAGTGGGTGCTGGGCAACGACCAGACGCAGAAAATCATGACCGGCTCCTACAACGAGACACTTTCCACCATGTTCTCCAAGTCCGTCCGTAATGACATCCAGGAAGAGAAGGCAGATGAAAACCGCATTGTGTTCTCTGATATCTTCCCTGGGGTATCCATCAAGCGCGGTGACGGAGCCATGAATCTCTGGAGCCTGGAGGGCGGATACAACAACTACCTGGCCACGTCCCCGACCGGCACAGCCACCGGCTTCGGCGCCACGCTGCTCATCATCGATGACCTCATCAAGAATTCTGAGGAAGCCAATAACGAGCTGACCAAGGAGAAACACTGGAACTGGTTTACGGACACGATGCTGTCCCGCCTGGAGGAAGACGGAAAAATTATCATTATCATGACACGGTGGGCCAGCGATGACCTGGCAGGACGGGCGCTGGAGCATTTCAAGGAGGCAGGGGCAAAGGTGCGGCATATCTCCATGAAAGCGCTCCAGAATCCAGACACACATGAGATGCTCTGTCCGGAGGTTCTGTCTTATAAATCCTACCAGGCGAAGATACAGGCCATGGGTGCCGACATTGCATCAGCCAACTACCAGCAGGAACCGATTGACCTGAAGGGCAGGCTATACACCAGTTTCAAGACCTATTCAGGGGAACTGCCGCAGTTCAAGGAGATACGGAACTACACGGATACGGCGGATACCGGCGAGGATTACTTGTGTAGCATCAACTACGGCGTTACCTTTGCCAATGAAGCTTACGTACTGGATATCCTGTACACAAAGGAACCTATGGAAGTCACAGAACCGGCCACGGCCAGGATGTTGTTAGAAGGAGCGGTAAACCTGGCCAGGATTGAGTCTAACAATGGCGGCCGGGGCTTTGCAAGAAATGTACGCCGCATCCTGGAACAGGAACTGGGCAGCAATTATACGACGATAAAGTGGTTCACACAGACACAGAATAAACAGGCCCGCATTTATTCCAACTCTTCCTGGGTGATGCAGCATATCTATTACCCAGAGGATTGGAAGAACCGATGGCCTGAATACCATAATGCAATGATAAAATACCAGCGCGAGGGTCAGAACAAGCATGATGATGCTCCGGATGCAACGACAGGTATTGCCGAGAACTGTGCCAAGAAGGGCGGAATCTCAGTTTTAAAATAAAGGAGGTGGTGGGATGCCACAGATTATGACAATTGATATAGTAAAGGAGTTGATAAAGAGCTGTTCTGTTGGACATCGGCGTTTCATAAGGGAATCCAAGGTAGCTGAGCGGTATTATGAGAATAAGAACGACATCCTCTATGGGGCCAGAAAGAGCCGGGAGAATGACCCGCTGCGGAATGCGGATAACCGCATACCGCGGAACTTCCACGGCCTGCTTGTCAACCAGAAGGCAGCCTACATGTTTTCTGCCCCGCCGCTGTTTGATGTGGGAAATGAAAAGGCGAATAGGCAGATAGCAGACCTGCTGGGTGACAAATATGCGAAGGTATGCAAGGACCTGTGCGTCAAGGCCTCAAACTGCAAGGTAGCATGGCTGCACTACTGGGAGGATGATGACGGGAACTGGAAGTATGGGACCATAGACCCGAAGCAGATTATCCCGGTGTATTCCACAGACCTGGACCGACAGTTAGATGCCGTGTTGCGGAATTATAAGACAAGGGATGCCGTGGATGGAAAGGTAATCTATGTCTGGGAATACTGGACGGCAGAAAGGTGCTGCGTGTATAAGAAAAAGAGCAGTTCCATTTCAGAAACGGGATTAGAGGCATATAACATATTCGAAATGGCTGATTCCCCAGACGAAAGCACACAGATGGTTAATGACTTTGAGCATGGACTTGGAGAAGTGCCATTTATACCATTCTACAATAATAACATTCTCATGGATGATTTGGTCAACGTGAAGCCGCTGATTGATGCCTATGACAAGGTATTCAGCGGCTTTTTGAATGACCTGGAGGATATACAGGAAATCATCTTTATCCTGACCAACTACGGGGGAGAGGACCTAAAGACATTTGTAAGCGACCTGAAACAATATAAGGCAATCAAGGTGGAGACTGATGGTACCGGAGGAGGTGGAGGCGTGGAGGCTCTGACTATCAGTATCCCGATTGAAGCCAGAGAGAAGTTCTTGGAAATTACCAGGAAGGCAATCTTTGAACAGGGGATGGGAGTGGACCCGGACCCGCAGAAGTTCGGCAATACTTCAGGGGAAGCACTTAAATACCTGTATTCTCTTTTGGAGCTGAAGGCGGGCCTGATGGAGACGGAGTTTAAGCTTGGTTTCGGACGGCTGGTACGTGCAATCTGCCGGCATCTGGGTTTTGAGTGCAAACAGATAACACAGACCTGGACCAGGACAGCTATCCGAAGCGAATCGGAACTGGCTGACATTGCTACGAAGAGCGTGGGCATCATCTCCCATAAGACCATTCTTAAGAACCACCCATGGGTGGAAAATGCAGAAGAGGAAGAAAAGCAGCTGAAGAGGGAAGAAGAGGAAGATGTCCAGAAGGTGGATATCTACCAGCAAGCCTTTAAGCAGGGAGGGCAGCAGGAAGAGAAAGGTGGTGAGGGGGATGGATAAACAGATTAAGATAGAAATTGATACAAAGGATTTGGACGATGCTTTGGAGAAAGCGAATAAACTTTTAGAACTTTTAAAGGAGGTTCAACAGATTGTTTATTCGCTTTCTAATTCAAATATCTAAAGTCCCAACTTTTTAAGAGCATACAGCTCTGTTGCCTTACCGAGCATATCTTCCCAATTTGAAAACGTTGTTACGGTAGCAACATGACGGTCGAATGGTTCATCAGGTATAGCTTCAAACTCTTCCTGGGAATACGCTTTGAGACCGCCGGATTGTAAAAACTCGTCAAAAGACAAGCCGCGAGGGCGGAGACAAAGCAATGAAGGGAGGTGACACCCACGGATAAGAATAAGGACTATTGGGGAAAACGCATGGCTTCCTTGGAGGATGACCAGTACCAACGTAGTGCTGCTTACTACAAGGATGTCCAGAGACAATACATACGTGCGACCAACAGCATACAGATGGATATTATACGTTGGTACCAGCGCTTGGCAGACAACAACGATATTAGTTATGCGGGCGCCAAGAAGCTGCTTAAGAAGAACGAGTTGAAGGAATTCAGGTGGACGGTCGAGGATTACATAAAGGCTGGCGAGGAAAATGCCGTTGACCAGCGCTGGATGAAGGAGCTGGAGAATGCATCCGCCCGCCATCACATTTCCTATCTTGAGGCCATGAAACTCCAGATGCAGCAGCATGCGGAACTGCTATCCACGGAATTTGAAGGCGGCATGACGGATTACCTGCGCAAGTCCTATGGAGAGCAGTATTATCACACGGCCTATGAAATTGCTAAAGGGACTGGCATGGGGAGCAACCTGGTGCAACTGGATAACCGGAAGATGGATGTCATCATCAGGCACCCCTGGGCGCAGGACGGGGCGAATTTCTCAGACCGTATCTGGACTAATAAGGGTAAGCTGGTCAGGAACCTGCATACCGAGCTGACGCAGAACATCATCCGTGGAGCCTCACCCCAGAAGGCCATAGACAGCCTGTCAAAGACAATGGAGGTCAGCCGAAGCCAGGCCGGGCGCCTCATCATGACTGAGTCAGCCGCCATCTCTTCAGCGGCCCAGAAGGATTGCCTGAAGGAACTGGGAGTGGAGAAGTATGAGATTCTGGCCACGCTGGACGGCCAGACCTCTGAAATATGCAGGGATATGGACGGCAAGGTCTTTGACATGAAGGATTACAGGGTGGGCGTTACAGCACCGCCTTTTCATCCCAATTGCAGGTCCACCACGGTACCATATTTCGATGATGAGTTCACGGAAGGGGAACAGCGGGCTGCCAGGGACGGGGATGGGGAAACATATTATGTACCTGCGGATTTAAAGTATAAGGACTGGAAAAGGAAGTTTGTTGTTGAAAAGGGGATAGAACCTGATATAATGAAGTCAGGAGCCCGTATCACAGACCTGTTCAGCAAAGAGGCAGAAGACTTTGCGAAAATGTATTATGCCGAGATACGAGGTTTCTCAACGGATGCTGGGAAGATAGCCGGGAATTTAGGGAAGAGTGAGACAGACATCCGGAAAATCAAGGAATATCTGTTTGAGGCTGAATCCTTAACCGATCCGGATACGGGCGTCCGGAGACGCTTTGACCCGGATTGTGCAATTGCCCAGAGTTGGCAAAGGCTCATGATCGGGAAAGACATTAAGCCGCATGACAGGACTCTGATTGAGCATGAGCTGCTGGAAATGGAAATTAAGAGAAGAAATCCAGGAATATCGCATCAGCAAGCCCATGAGCTGGCATCACAGAAATATGATTATAACAAGGAGGTGTTGGAATACTATGGTAGTCTTGAAAAACATAAAAAAGACCCAGGATGATATATCGGCGGATTATTACCCGGAAGGCGGAGAACCAAAGGGGTTTATGAGGATGCGCCTGTCTGATGGTGAGGTTGTGGAACACGACAGGGCTGGGATGATGGCTCCGGCGCATGTCAGATATGAACTTGCAAGGCTTTCTAAGTCAGAAAATCCTCCAGAAGAAAAAACGGTTTTATGGTATTAGATAACCACCAGTCAGTAATGGCCGGTGGTATTTTATTTGTTGCGATATCGCAACGGAAAGAGAGGATAAGAATGAAGTACAGAAAGAAACCAGTGGTAATTGAGGCATTCCAGTGGACGGGAGGGCCGGAGCAGGAGGATGACCCTGAATGGATTATCGAGGCAGTCAGAAATGGGAGTGCCTGGTTTGAAAACGAGGGAACCCCAGAAGTGAAATTCATGATTCGGACACTGGAAGGGGTACATGAAGCCAGTATCGGGGATTACATTATCCGTGGTATAGCCGGGGAGATATATCCATGTAAGCCGGATATCTTTCTTGCAACTTACGAGCCGGCAGTGACGAAAGTTTCCATGAATGTTACGGCACATCTGGATGAAGATGAAATCAAACATGAAACGGACGGGTTATAATTTGCGATAAGCACGCGGGATTATCCTGGGTGCTATTTTTATGCTCTAATAATGATTAATCAGGTTTGGGTCTATGCAGACCTTGTTGATTGAAATATACCGAAAAGAAAGGAAAAGACCATGAAAAAAGAAGAATTTGTCGCCCTGGGCATCAGCGAGGAACTGGCGGCTAAGGCGGAACAGGAATCAAAGAAGGAGTTGGAGGGCTACGTTCCTAAAGCGGACTATGAGGCCCTGAACGCCACAAAAGCCCAACTGGAAAAAGACATCAAGACCAGGGACAAACAACTGGAGGAACTGAAGAAGGCCAGCGGCAGCAATGAGGACCTCCAGAAACAGATTACGGACCTCCAGACGGAGAATAAGGCCGCCAAAGAGAAATATGAGGCGGATATGAAAGAATTAAAGCTGACCACTGCCATCAAGCTTGCAATCGGTGACTCTGCCCATGACGCTGACCTTGTGTCCGGCCTTATTGATAAAAGCAAGCTGCTCCTGGGGGACGACGGGAAGGTCACTGGCCTTGAAGAGCAGGTAAAGGCGCTGAAGGAAGGCAAGGCGTTCCTGTTTAAGGATTCTGCCCCTGCGGTCTCCAGACAGGGCAGTGGAAAACCCGGATATAAACCGAAGGCCGGTGAGACATCAGGAGGCGGCTGGGCCAAGACGGTGGCGGAGAGCCTGAACAAAGAAACCTCAAAAAACCCCTATGCGGATGCATGGGCAACAAAATAGAGAAAGAGAGGAAATGACATGTATTTAGCAAAGAAGACGTACGATAATTCTCCGGAGTTCCTGAGGAACGAGCATTATGAGAACATTACCTGTACGGTACTGGACACCGGGGTGACGGCGGACTCGGACGGGAAGAAGCTTGTCCTGGCAGGCAGCCTGTTGGACAAGGATGGGAAGGTGGTAAAGGTTACACGCGGCGGGAGCCCCGAGGCCTATACTTACGAATTCTCAACGGAACCCGTTGGCATCCTTTTCGCAACCACTGAGGTCACATACGGACAGCAGGCAGGAGCCCTGATGATTGCCGGTTCCGTCAACACGGAGCGGCTGCAGGGGGAATACCTGGTTGATGCCGTGGACCAGATGGTGGAAAAGATGCCATTTATTAAATTTTTTGTGGATGGGAGCCTGCAGGTCAAGGCCGCCGTACCCACAGTATAAGGAGGATTAAGACATGCCAAGAGTAGAAGAATTATTAACACCACAGGAGCTGATTGATTATACGAAAGAAAGGCAGACCGAAGCCTATATGGGTGAGGTGCTTTTCCCGGAGCGCAAGACGGAGGCAATGGAAATCAAGATGATTAAGGGCGCGTCCGACCTCCCTGTGTCCGCCCACATCCATGCATTCGACACCGAGACGGAACTGGGTTCCAGGGAAGGTGTTGATTACAGCATGCAGGACCTGGCCCTCATCAAGAGGAAAATCCGCCTGGGCGAGAAAGAAATCATTGCCCTTGAAAGCCCCAGGAATGACCAGGAAGAGGCAGAGATGGTCCGGAAGATTTACGGTGATGTGGATAACCTGGTGGCGGGAGTGAAAACCAGGGTCGAGTGCCTGAGAATGGAAGCCCTGTCCACAGGAAAGCTTTCCGTCAATGAGAACGGCTTCAAGGCAAGCATTGATTATGGAATTCCGAGCACACATAAGGCTGACAAGACATGGGGGAGCGGTGACCCCACTATCCTGGAGGATATGGATGCCTTTGTGGACCGGATTGTCAAGGATACCGGGTTCACGCCGACACGGGCCCTGACATCCAAGACCAACCTGAACCGCATCTTACGGGACCACAGGATACGCGCCGCAATCTATGGCGTGAACAGTGACCGGGTGCTTACCAGGGCGGAACTGAATGCTTTCCTGGCCCAGCAGAGCCTTCCACAGATTGCTATATATGACAAACAGTACCGCCAGCAGGATGCAAAGGGGAAATATTCGTCGGCGCGCTTCCTTCCGGAATCAGCATTCATTATGATGCCGGATGGGAAACTGGGAGATACATTCTATGGCCTCACGGCTGAGGAGCTGGAGCTCCGTAAGAATCCGGATGTGGATGTGTCTGCTGTGGGGAATATCGTGGTGGTACAATATGACACAGTGGATCCGGTCGGCCGGTGGATTAAGGCAGTTGCCACGGCTATGCCGTCCTTCCCATATGCGGACCAGGTATTCATTGCTACCATTTCTTAAGGAGGGGCCATGGACCTGAAGAAGCTGAAGGGGCTGTTAGGGATACCGGAGAGTGACACAACACAGGATGCCGCCCTGCAGTTCCTTATGGAAGACGTGGATGAGACTATCCAGAACTATTGCAACTTAAAAGCGGTTCCGGCAGGTCTGACCAGCACATCATACCGGATGGCTATGGACCTGTACCGGTATGAGCGTCCCGGGGATGGGGATGCGCCGGCCCGGGTGTCATCCATATCAGAAGGAGACACATCCACCAGTTTCGCTAATGCGTCGGACGCTTTATCAGGCGGTATCCTGAAGGATTACCAGGGACAGCTGAACCGGTACAGGAAGCTGGGGTGGTAGAATGATAAGAGATGCAATCAAACAGGCCCAGAGGATACACAGGAAGGCCATAGAGGCTACCTATGATGGAACGTGCCGGATTTATGGCATGCAATCTGTAAAGGACCCCGTGACGAAAGTGACGAGGCAGGAGGAGGTCCTTGTACAGGATGGTATGGCCTGCCATTTGTCTTATTCCAGCACGGCGCCGGCGGCCGGCAGTGATACGGTTACGGCTGTGGTGCAGACCATCAAGCTGTTCCTGGCCCCAGAGTGGGTCATTTCCCCGGGAAGCCGGATTGAGGTCACCCAGCAGGGCCGGACCGAGAGTTATGCCCAGAGTGGTAAAGCTGCCGTATACCCTTCCCACCAGGAAATCCTGCTGGACCTGTGGAAGGGGTATGCATAATGGCGAAGGGCGGCAGTTTTGATTTTCGGGAAATAAAGAAGCTGCAAAAGCAGATAGAACGTCTGGAGCAGGAGCGGGAAACCTTCAACCGGGAATGCATCCAGGAGCTGGCATCCCGCTTGCTGAGAAAAGTTAAGCAAAGGACACCGGTAGGCAAGGCCCCTAAACTGGATGGACCGAAGACGGTAAAGGTAAAGGGTTCCGATGGGAAGTCAAGGACCTTTCTGTCAAAGAATGGCGCCATAAAGCAGAAATACTGGGCCGGGTATCAGGGAGGAACATTAAGACGCGGCTGGACGGTGGGTGATATCCAGAAGATAGGGGATAACTATCAGATTGAGATTATCAATCCGACCGAATATGCATCCTACGTGGAATATGGTCATCGGCAGACGCCTGGGCGCTATATCCCAGCCTTAGGCGTAAGTGCAAAAAAGGCCTGGGTCCCGGGAAAGTTCATGCTTACCATATCGGAAAAAGAAATCAATGACCTGGCGCCGAAACTGATAGAGAAAAAGCTGGAAGCAAAACTCCGGGAGGTATTTGATGCTTAATGAAATCATGAATGCCGTTACCAGACGTCTGGATGAACTGTTCGGTGATGGCTATACAATCTATACGGACGGAGTGGAACAGGGCTTGGAAGAGCCTTGTTTTTTTGTACAGTTTCTGGAACCATCTGAAAAGCCGATGATCGGCAGGCGGTATTTCAAGCAGACGGATATGTGCATCCAGTACATGCCTGGGGACATTCCACAGATAGCCAGGGAACTGAACCGGGTATCAGACATCCTTATGGATGGAATGGAGTACATTACCCTGTCAGATAGCAGCCTGCTGCGCGGGACCGGACGAAGCCACAGATCAGAGAGTGGGGTTCTGTCCTTCTTCGTCAGTTATAACATGTTTGTGGTGAAGGAACAGCCACAGGAAGAATCCATGAAAGAACTGTCTGCAAATACAGAGTTAAGGAGGTCTGAGGATTGAAAACAGTAAAACAGGAAGAAATCAAATTTAAGAAGCAGGAGCTGCTGCAGGCGGAGTGCTACCAGGGAAAGAAGGACCTGGTAGGAGCCTTGTTGGAGGATGGTAGGGAGTATACGCTTGCAGAGGTGGATGCGGCAATCAAGAGATTTATGGAAGGAAAGGTGAGATAGATGTTAGGAGGCGGAGGTTTTACAGCCCAGAATAAAGTACTTCCAGGGGCGTACATCAACTTTGTGAGCGCAGCCAGAATTGGGGCATTGCTTTCAGACCGTGGAACAGCGGCAATTCCGCTGGAATTTGGTTGGGGACCGGAAAAGGAAGTGTTTATAGTGACGGCGCAGGACTACCAGGAGAGATGCCAGGAGATATTCGGCTATCCGGCGGATGCGCCGCAGATGTGGATGATAAGGGAACTGTTCAGGAATTTGACCAAGGGTATCTTTTACAGACTCAACACAGGCGCGAAGGCTGCCTGTGATTACGGGCAGGCAAGATACAGCGGTGTACGTGGCAAGGACCTTACACTGGTCGTCAGTACCAATGTGGATAACAGCGATAAATTTGATGTGAGGACACTGCTTGGCAGGAAGGAAGTAGACCGTCAGACCGTGAAGGCAGCTGCGGAGCTTGTGGACAATCCGTATGTTGTGTTCAATAAGGAGGCGGTCCTTGCAAAAACGTCCGGAATGCCCTTTACGGGAGGGACTGACGGAGAGGCAGTGACCGGGGAGGATTATGCACAGTTCCTAGGCAAGATGGAGTCTCATACGTTCCAGATATTATGCTGCCCATCCAAGGATGATACGGTTAAGGCCGTATTTGCAGGGTATACGAGGCGGATGCGTGACGAAGCCGGCGTGAAGTTCCAAACAGTGATGTATCGGAAGGCCGATACAGATTATGAGGGAATCATATCTGTGGAGAATAAGGCAGCAGAGCAGGAGCAGGGGCTTGTGTATTGGACAACAGGGGTCCAGGCGGCTTGTGCGGTTAATAAGACCAACGAAAACCACGTGTATGATGGGGAGCTTACCGTAGATGTGGACTACACCCAGGGACAGCTGTCAGCGGGCGTACAGTCCGGAAAATTTATGTTCCACCGGGTGGGTGACGATGTGCGTGTTCTGATGGACATCAACACATTGACAACCTTCACGGAGGAAAAAGGTGAGGACTTTTCAAGCAATCAGACCGTGCGGGTTCTGGACCAGATTGGCAATGATATCGCGTCTATGTTCAACACGAAGTATCTGGGCATCATGCCAAATGATGACGCGGGCCGGGTGAGCCTCTGGAATGACATCGTGACCTACAACAAGGAGCTGGCAAGGCTGCGGGCGATTGAGGATGTGGAGTCCAAAGAAATTACGGTAGAGCGCGGGAATAGCAAACGGTCTGTTGTGGTGAATTGCCCGGTGACGCCGATTAACTGTATGTCGCAATTATATATGACAGTGGTGGTCAGCTGAGAAAGGGGCATGGAGCAATGATAGTTTGGTTGAATTGGCCAGTTCGATTAATCCTGAGCTGCCAGAAAAGAAGCAGAAGGAAGAATTCTGTGATTTGCTATTAGAAAAATTAAGGACCCTGAAAGGCATGGATTTGGCCCCATACCTTTCAGAATGTTTCTTTGATAAGCTGTGGCAGGTGCAAGTATTAACTTTTAGCTTCCCTATGGGAACGCATGTATTCGATTCCGGCGTCAGTAATATCAAAGGTGATGGGGATAACAGGGACAATACTGACATGTGAGGATATAACATTGTCAGAAACATTATCGATGTAGCCATCCTCATAAAGCTAAAGGCGATTGTTCCATATGGAGGGGAAGATTACCAAATAAGAAAGGAGATACATATATGCAGTCAATGAACGCAAAAGATGCGGTAAGCGCATCCCTGGCGGATTGCTTTGTCACGATTGAAGGGAACCGCTATAATTTCATGCAGGCCATCAACCTGGAGGCCAGTGTAGAAAAGACAAAGTCTGAGATACCGATACTGGGGAGGACCGGAAAAGGAAATAAGACGACTGGATGGAAAGGTAGCGGTTCCGCGACCTTCCACTACAATACCAGTATCTTCCGGGAGTTGCTGTACCGGTACAAGGAGACCGGACAGGATGTGTATTTTGATATCCAGATAACCAACGAGGACCCGACCTCCAGTGTGGGGAGGCAGACCATTGTCCTGAAGGATTGTAATGTGGATGGTGGCATTTTGGCGAAGTTTGATGCGGATGCGGAGTATTTGGACGAGGACCTTGATTTTACCTTCGAGGATTGGGAGATGCCCGAACAGTTCAGACACCTGCAGGGAATGCAGTAAGAAAGAGAGGATAAGAGGATATGGGAGATTTAAGTAGTTTTTTAGCACAGAACGCATTGAAGGCAGAAAATGAAATGTATGTGGTTTCAAAGCGTTTCCTTGGAACCGATAGGAAACCGATGAAATGGGAGATACAGGCCATTACATCAACGGAGGATGAGACAATCAGAAAAGAATGCACCAAGAGGGTTCCGGTGGTCGGAAAGAAAGGCCAGTTTACACAGGAGACGGATTACAATTTGTACCTTGGAAGGCTTGCATCCAGGTGCACAGTGTTCCCAAACCTAAATGATAAAGAGCTACAGGACTCGTATCATGTGATGGGAGCTGATGCACTTTTGAAGGCAATGCTGACTGCCGGCGAATATGCAAACTATTTAGAAAAGGTACAGGAAGTGAATGGGTTTGATGTATCAATGGACGAACTGGTGAATGAAGCAAAAAACTAATTGATGGAGGCGATATGGAAGCAAATATCGCCTACTATTGTCTCCACAAATTACATCGATGGCCCCACGAATTCTTGGCACTTGACAGATATGAGAAGGCTATTGTGATTGCAGCCGTGGAAATGAAACTGGAAAAAGATAGGAAAGAGGCCCAGAAGTTAAAAAGGGGAAAGAAACGGTAGTTTTTTTCTTAATAGTATTTAAGATTCTGTGGGCCTCACAAAATATTAGCCATGAAGAATATCGAATGTATGTTGCTGCATAGAAGTTAATAGCTTGCATTGCATCTCTTGCAATGTGGATAAGATTTCGGATTTTGAAATATGGCTGCTATCTGTTATACGCATAAAGAGATCTGCACTTTTGGAAATAGCAACTCCAAAAAATTCTCCAAGAATAACGCATGCCTTTAACTGAAGTTCATAAGGCTTTAAAACTTTAGGAATGAAGTCCGTGTCATGTTCAAGAAAATTTGTATAAAGCTGAAGCTTGAAGCTGGAAAGGCCTTTTTCATACTCTTGTTTCCAATTCATTCCAATACCTCTTGGAATAGTTTTGTTCAGTTCATTTTCACAAACTAATTTATATGCCTCATTTATATTGTTTTTGAAAATACATTCCAAACAATGATCCTCTAATTCAAGGTTCTTTGTCATTGATTTTGGTAAACCAGCTATGGCCTCTTTTCCTTTGCTGGTTAGCATATACCTCTTGTTTTTGTCGTTAAGACTGGCAGAAAGCTGATCAATCGAAATATTTGTTTTTATACGTTGAATAAGTTCAGCTTTTTTACCTGAAACGCTAAGCCCGGATTGTTTTAAAATGGATTTGAGCTCAACGACGGTTAAATAGTCCAGATCCGCGAAAGAGTCAGATATTTGTAGGTAATTATTTACTAATAGTTTGGTCATGGTGGTTTCGAAATTCAATGAATACTCGTAAACCCAGTAGGCGTATACAGTTGGATTTTCAATACTTTGTTCACTCATTTGTTTTAAAAAATACTTTTCTACAGAGGATAACGGGGAGGTATCCACGTTTTTAGTATTTAGCTCAAAGGGATTGAAATTGTGAACACGCTGCTGACGTTCATCGTATAATCGATTGGAGCGCTCTTGCGCTATACGGTCTAACTCGTCAATAGTAGCACTATTAGTCAACGCTGTTTCCTCAATGATTTGGTGTGTAATTTGTCGCTGGCTCAAGGAATTTTTACTTGTAAGGGGCGGACTTTGTGGAATTGGTTCTGGGTCTACATAGTTAGGTGGAGAATCAAGTTCCTCTTTGTTTTTCCCCTTAAATAAGTTAAATAAGTTAAACATATTTCGCACCTCCTTAAACTATTTTACAATGAGCAAACTGTAAAGGCAAGATAATCTAGTAAGAGTTTTTTTAACGCTTTAGTGACAAGGATAACGCGTTATGTTGACATATAAGCTCAGCAGATTCAAAAAATATTACCAGAACATCGTTCGTTGATAGGTGTTCTGTATATAGCAAGAAGGGAGAGTGATGAAATGGCAACGATACAGTCATCCCTTAAACTCTATGACGGAATGACAGGCCCGCTACGCGCAATATCTAATGCCATGAACATAACCATCAGTACGTTTGAATCAATGCAGACGGCGTCCGAACACGCACTGGATGTGGCCGCTTTACAGAGCGCCCGCGAAGAACTCGCAAGAGTAAACGTGTCAGTTGACCAGATGGAGCGAAGTATACAGATGGCAGGGCAGTCGCAGGATAAATTTAACAAGAAAATGCAGGACGGGAATGGCATTGCCAATGGGCTGGGGATGAAGATAAAACAATTCGTAGGGGCCTACGCAGGTATTCAAGGGATTAGGATGGCGGTCAATTTTGTATCGGATACCATCTCACTGCAAAATGTCCAGAATGAGGCGGAAACAAAACTGGAGAGTATCATGCGACAGCGTATGGGAGCCAGCCCTGCAGAGATACAGTCAGTAAAGGCGCTAACAGCAGCACAACAGGGACTGGGAGTGGTTGGGGACGAGGTACAGCTTTCAGGTGCCCAACAGTTGGCTACATTCCTTAGCTCCACGGATGCCTTAAACACACTGATACCTGCTATGAACAACCTGGCTGTGCAGCAGAATGGGGTAAACGTAAGCACCCAGGATGCAATTGGAATCGGTAACATGATGGGAAAGGTGATGCAGGGTCAGGTTAGTGCACTTACACGGGTAGGTGTTACGTTTGATGCAGCACAGGAGAAAATATTAAAGTATGGAAATGAGCAGGAACGTGCGGCCACTCTTGCAGAGGTAATTACAAATAATGTAAGTAATATGAACGCTATCATGGCAGCAACACCACAAGGTCAGATACAGCAAATGGCAAATACCTGGGGTGACATAAAAGAGACGGTTGGAGCAAAGTTATATCCTGCGGTTATGAGCTTTTTTACCGCACTCAATTCAAATATGCCGCAAGCAGAAAAGTTCCTAATGGGTATTGCAGGAGGTTTGAATGTTGTAATCACAGTTCTTAGCTGGCTGATTTCTGGTGCCGGTGCCGTGGTGGGGGTCTTTCAGGATAACTGGCCGGTAATTGAGCCAGTTATTTGGGGGATTATAGGAGCACTGATAGTATATAATGCGGTAATGGGGATAGGGTGGCTCACAACATTGAAGAATGCTGCCGCGCTCGCTTGGAAAACAATTTGTGATTGGGCGGAAACTGCGGCAATTATTGCGATGATAGTAGCCCAAGATGGATTAAATGCAGCACTACTGGCCTGCCCCATTACCTGGATAATTATAGGAATCATTGCACTTATAGCCATTATTTATTCAGCAGTGGCAGCGGTAAACAAGTGGAAGGGCACGACCATAAGCGCAACGGGCATCATTGCAGGAACTTTCGCCGTCTTAGGAGCACATATTATCAATACGTTTATCATACCAACCTGGAATATGATTGCAGCATTGGTGAATTTCTTCTATAACGCGTGGAATGACCTTGCGGCAGCGGTTAAGATACTGTTTCTTGATATGGCAAACTCTGTGATAGGTTACATGTCCAATATGGCCCACACCATTGAGGATATTATTAATAGGATTCCAGGCGTACATGTAGACATAACATCTGGTCTGGATAGTTTTAAGAGCAAGATAGAGGACACAGCAGCAAAAGTTAAATCAGAAGCAAAGTGGAAGGAAATCGTCAGCGCTAAAGACTTTATTGACTATGGAGATGCTGCAAAGGCAGGTTATAAGTTTGGACAGGGCATAGATTCCAGGGTAAGTGGCTTGTTTGATGGTTCTGGGGATTTCGGCATGGGAGGAGGTGCGCAAGGGGCATGGGAAGGTATTAATGAGAATGCTGGAAATACAGCAGGTAATACAGCAAAAATGGCTGATTCAATGGATGTGATGGATGAGGAGCTGAAATACATGCGTGACGCCGCCGAGCAGGAAATCATCAATCGGTTCACCCTGGCTGAACTCAAGGTGGATGTCAAAAACAATAACACCCTTACCAAAAAGACTGACTTTGATGATATGGGAAGGGCCTTGGCGGCGTTTACGGGAGAGTTCCTGGCATCCGCAGCGGAAGGAGGACATATCTGATGGCATACGAGGTATACATAGATGACATGCTCCTTCCCATTCCGCCGCAGAAAATCCCAATCAAGTATCCCGGTCAGAATGAGACAGCCACTCTTATTAACGGAGAGGAAATAAATATAACCCGTCCCCCGGGCCTGGCGGAAATCAGCATTGACGTGGTCCTGCCCCAGATGGACTATCCATGTGCCATGTGGGACGGGAGTGTGGAAGATGCGGAGGAGTTCATCAGCCGCTTACAGGACCTTAAGGAGAGCGGTGATACCTTTGAATTCATTGTCATCCGTGATTCTTTTGACACCAACATGGACGTGACCCTGGAGGACTACAAAGTGTCGGATGATGTGAAGGAGGGACTGGATTTGTTGGTATCCATCACCATGAAGGAGGCCAGGCATTATGGGACCAAAATCATGAATTTTGCCATAGTCCCAGAACAGCCGATACCGGCAGCGGCATCACCAGAACCGGAACGCCCGGCAGCGCGGCCACAAGTAAAAACATATACCGTAAAATCGGGTGACTGTCTGTGGAACATTGCAAAGAAGCAGCTGGGGGATGGAAGCCGGTGGAAGGAGATTCATAATTTAAACCTGGATAAGATTAGCAACCCAAACTTAATTCACGCTGACCTGGTGCTGGTGATGCCATAAGGAGTTGAGACAATGAATGTGCATGTATATATACAAAACAGACAGACCGTCTATGAGCCGGCAGTGGAAGGGAGCATAACCTGGGAGACCCAACGCAAGGGGCAGCCAGGAAAATGCTCCTTCTCCATTATATCAGATGGGAAACTGAAAATCGAAGAGGGGAACGCCGTCCGGCTGGATGTGAATGGGAAACCCACGTTCTTCGGTTTTATCTTTGAGCGGAGCTGGGGCAGTGACGGGGAGGTCAAGGTCACGGCCTATGACCAGCTCCGGTACCTTAAGAATAAGGATAGCTACAACTATGAAAGTAAGACAGCAGGTGAGGTCATCCAGATGATTGCCGGGGACTTCAATCTGCAGACAGGTACACTGGAGGATACTGGCTACCCGATACCTTCCAGGAATGAGCCGGATACGGCACTGTTCGATATTATCCTGAATGCCCTGGACCTGACCATGATGGCAACAGGGAAGATGTTCGTGCTGTATGACGATGTCGGGAAACTAACTCTCAGGAATGTAGAGGATATGAAGCTCAATGTGATGATTGATGATGAAACGGCTCAGGACTATGACTTCACGGTGAGTATTGATAAGGATACCTACAACCAAATCAAGCTTTTCCGCGATAACGATGATACAAATAAACGAGATGTTTTTATGACAAAACATACGGAAAATATTAACAAATGGGGCGTCCTGCAGATGAGCGAGTCCCTGGACAAGGGGGTGGACGGTCAGAAGGTAGCGGAGACGTATCTGGGCCTGTACAACCGTCCATCCAAAAGCTTATCTATCAAGAAAGCATTCGGGGATATCAAGGTACGGGCCGGATGCCTTATACCTGTGTTCCTGGATGTGAAGGACATGCAGCTCAGAAACTATCTGCTGGTGGAAGCGGTCACACATTCGATTGATAAGGGAGTCCATACCATGGACCTAACATTGAAAGGGGCTGGAATAAGTGGATAATGATTGGATTGAGAACTTACGGAACATTTCACGGCAGGCAGAGGAGGCGGCAAAACCGTGCAACGTACTCACAGGGACTGTGACAGGGACGTCTCCGGTGGCAGTGCAGATAGATCAGAAAATAACCGTCACAGCCAGCCAGCTGCTCATACCGCGGTATCTGACGGACCATGTGGAACAGATGTCAATTCCGGGAGTGGGTGATGTTGCGGTCACGGTGAAGAATGCCCTGAAAGGCGGTGAGGCGGTTATATTGGTACAAAAACGAGGGGCGCAGCAGTATCTTGTGGTGGACCGGTATTGATAAGGAGGTGTTTGAGATGCTGCCGAAGACGGGAGACATTTTAAGAGCGGATTTTACTATCCGAAAACAGCCGTCAAAGACATATAGATTGAAGGATGGAAGGGTGATAGGGAATGTGGACGGGATAGAGGCCGTAAAGCAGTCCATGTTCTGTATTCTGAATACAGAGCGGTTTGAACACATCGTTTACAGTTGGAACTATGGTAGGGAGTTCACAGACTTGTATGGCGGGTCAATGGGTGTGTTGGAGTCTAAGATTAAAAAGCGGATTAAGGAAGCACTGATGCAGGATGACCGGATCCGGAGCGTCGGGGCTTTTTCTTTTACACGAAATGGAAAGCAAGTTGTGGTAGCCTTTACCGTTTCCAGTGATGTGGGAGTGTTCGCAGCAGAAAAGGAGGTGGTTGTAAGTGTATGAAAACGTAACATATGAGGAAATCTTGAAGCGTATGTTGGACCGGGTTCCAAGTGATGTTGACAAACGGGAAGGGTCAATCATTTATGATGCATTGGCTCCGTCTGCGGTGGAGATGCAACTAATGTACACAGAATTACATGCAGTTTTGAATGAATTGTTCGCGGATACGGCTAGCCGTGAGTTTTTAATCAAGCGAGCATCAGAGCGTGGCCTGCATCCGAAAGAGGCCACATATGCAGTACTTAAAGGTGAATTTGACACGGATATACCTATTGGCAGCCGTTTTTCGTTGGAGACGTTGAACTATGTGACAGTTGAACGTATTGCTCAAGGGCAGTATATAATGCAGTGTGAGACTATAGGTACAGCAGGGAACACGCTGTTTGGGCCGCTCATACCAATTGAGTATATCAGAGGGCTGTCACGGGCAGAACTGACAGAATTACTGATTCCAGGAGAGGACGAGGAGGGGACGGAACAGCTCCGGCACCGTTATTTTGACAGTCTGTATTCACAAGCTTTTGGTGGGAATATTGCGGATTACCGTGAAAAGGTGAATGGCATATCTGGTGTGGGAGGTGTCAAGGTATATCCGGCCTGGGATGGAGGAGGGACCGTGAAGCTGGTAATCATCAACTCGGAATATGGAATCCCGTCAAATGAACTAATCCAGGCAGTAAAGGATGTGATTGACCCAGCTCCGGATACAGGGGCGGGATATGGCCTGGCACCCATTGGTCACACAGTTACCGTAGAGGGGGCAGCAGAAGAGAGGGTTTCCATCATATCCACCATTGTCTATCAGGCGGGCTACAACTTTGAGAGGTGCAGAGAGGATATTTTTCAGGCAATTGATACATATCTTCATGAACTGAACATGGCATGGCAGGATGATGCTCAGACAGTTGTGAGGGTGTCACGAATTGAGGGACGCCTGTTGGACATCGAAGGTATTGTGGATGTTTATGATACAAAGATTAATGGAAGTCCCGGCAATCATGTACTCTCTTCCAGTTCAATCGCAGTAAGGGGGGATATAAGTGGATGATAAGGGTGGGCAGTCAGGACGGGTACTGGATTTAGCCAGGTATGTCCCGGATTTCCTGCGGGAAGTAAAGGAATTCAGACAGCTATACGGGGCGCAGGAAGGTGAGTTGAGACGGCTGTATGGCAATGTGGATGCGCTGTGGAAGGACAGCCTGATTCCTGCTGCCACGATTCAGGGGATTAAACGCTATGAGTTGATGCTAGGACTAAAACCATATCCGGGAGACACACTGGAAGAACGTAGAGCTGCAGTTGCGCTCAAATGGAACCAACAGCTTCCTTACACACTTCCCCGTCTAAAGGAACGCCTAGAGGTAATCGTGGGGAACGATGGGTATGTCTTGTGGGTGAGAGGCAAGACATATGAGTTGGAGTTGTGGATTGTTGAGCAGCCGTGTCGTGTATTACAGGAACTTCGGGACATGACGCGTCAGATGATACCGGCCAACCTGTTGTTCATTTTTGCTGGTCTGTACCCAATAGAGATACCGGCCAATACAGCCACATCAGGTAGGTTGGAACTGATTTCCGATTTCTATGCCCGATATAACCGTGAGTTCTTGTACTTGGATGGAACCTGGGAATTGGACGGGACTTATTTACTCAATGGGTACAAGGCGGCAGGACTGGATCTGTATCCCTTTGAGATGGTAATCAGGGATAGCCTCTCGGTAAGCAATGCAGTGGACGGCAGGGCAGTCGGTATGATATCAGAGGCATTCAAGGAAATGAAGGTCCATCCTGTATTACGGCTACTGTCATCCATGTCGGCGAGGCTCAGAACGGATGTGCAGCAATGGCTTAAAGGCCACACGGCAGTCCCAATAGATGCAGGTATGCGGACTGCCTGTCAGTCTGACGCTACGGCGTATCAAAAGACGAGGGAAGTGCTGACGCTACACGGTGACGGACAGGCAAATGCCTCCATATGTTCCGTGTCCGGTATAGTACAGCAGATATCTACCGGACCTGAGATGATTTGCAAGCTGACTGTCGAGAACGACCTATGGTATCTGGATGGGACTTACCTGCTGGACGGAACCAAGCTATTAGACGCAGAAATATTTGAATATGAATTATGAAAGGATGGTAAGACAATATGGCACAAGGAATAATCACAGAGATAGGACGTAAGAAGCTGTGCAGGTCACATGCAGGGGACCAGATACTGCCAGCAATCACCCAGATGGCCTTCGGGTCTGGCGGTGTAGATGCGGATGGGAATGTTATTGAGACAACCGGAACAGAGACGGCTCTTAAGGCAGAACTGCTTAAGAAGGATATCGACAGCCACAACTATACGGATGATAAGGAGACCACTTGCCGGTACACGGTGCGACTTGGGAAAGCGGAGCTGGCCAATCAGAATATATCCGAACAGGGGTTGTTTGACTCAGACGGGGACCTGATTGCGTATAAGACATTCCTGCCAAAAGGCAAGGATGATGACATGGAGTTCATTTTTGACATGGACGAGGTATTTTAAGGAGGCTAAGTATGGCACAGTTACCAATTACAGATAATCCGGCGTTCAGCCAGACCATGGAGCAGGTGACGACCAAGGACCGGGGAGCGCCTGATACCTTTAATCCACGGTATCAGGTACTGCTGGATAATGACAATTATCTTAAGAAAAAGGTCGAGCGTGCCGCCCTGAGGAATGACAAACAAATTACCATCCCTGCATTCACGCAGTCCGCTGCGCCATATACAGCAGACATAAAAGTGCAACATCTTAAGACAACAGATGCGATTGAGCTGTATGCGGGACTGATAAAGAGCGACAGCGAACTTACGGCGGAGCAGAAAGCAGAAAAAATAAAAATACGAAGAAAATACCTGAACATGATTGATGATGCAGAGTGTAATACAGATGGCATATTGACGGTAACCTCCTACAGCAAGAAACCGGCCACGGAATTTGCTGTATGGTTAAGGGGTTGCTCAGCAGAGGAGGAATAGAGATTGAAAGCAATTATACACGGCAGTGGAGGAGCCGATACAGATGGCTTGACCGCTATTGCCACTCACGTACTGAACGGAGAAATATTTTATGGAGCTGATAGTGATGAACCTCAGAGAGGAACCATGACAGTAAATAGTATACTGTCTTTTAGTGTAGCCGCATATAGTGGACGCCGAGTACTTTTGAAATGGCAGAATCCGTATGCGGCTCCTGGAAAACCTTATTGCGGAGTAATAATAAAAGCCAGTACGGGTGGATATCCAGCTTGGAATGCGCCTACTTGGGATGCAATTTATACAGGAGCAGGAGACAATGTTACTCCTGGAGGCTGGTCACAAGCATTTATGGATTTACCAGCATTAAATACCACTTATTATTTTACATGCTTTGGGTATGCCACAACAAACTTTGGAAAGATATACAGTCCGGTATATGACCCAGCATCTATTAAGAAGGCATCAGTAACTACTGGTGTAATGCAATTGATTACCATTACGGGTACACAGAATTATACAATCCCCGAAGGATTCTCTATACTGGATATATTTTGCCTTGGTGGAGGTGGCGGTGGAGCACAATCGAGAAAAGAACCATATGACCTATCTGCAATAGGCGGCGGCGGAGGTGGCGGCGGATATACAATTACTGTATTTAACATTGCCGTTTCTGCTGGACAGGTGATAAATTGTTTTGTTGGTGCTGGTGGAAATTCTAACAATAATGGTGGAGGGACTTCTGTATGGCGAGATGGCGTTTCATTATGCAATGCTGATGGTGGATATAGCGGGCAGTCACCAAATTCAAATAACGCTAATGGCGGTGCTGGAGGTTCTGGTGGAGGTGGTGGATGTTTCGACAATACCAGTGGTTACGGTGGTTCAGATGGTAATCCTGGTGGAGGGTGGTCCAGTACTACAGGGAGTTCCAGTTCAGGAGGGGCCGGACAAGGCCGTACCACCAGAGCATTTGGAGAGCCACAGGGTACATTATATTCTGGCGGAGGTTCCGGAGGAGCCGGTCAGCGTAGGACAGGCACAACGGCTAATGTTGGTAGTCCTGGTTCTGGTGGCGGGGCCTATGGAGGCCGCGGGAATGTTGTCGGAGGTTCTGCTTCGCCTAATACGGGCGGTGGCGGAGGTGGCGGAGGTAGCCTTGGGAATACTGAAATGCCTGGAGGTACTGGTGGCTCAGGAATCATTTTATTGAGATTAAGATAGGAGGACTAATATGGTAGCACACGAAGTATTCGCAATGATATCCGACGAAACGGTACAGAATGTTGTTGTGGCATATAACTATGAAGAGGTCAACCGAATAACACGGTGCGTATATGGTGACGATGCCTTTGCGGTTGATTGTCTGCAATATCCCTGTGAGATAGGAGATAAGTACATAAACGGCGTATTTTACAAGGCCGATGGGATAACACCAATCAATAGGCTACCGACTGATAAGGAAGAGATTCAGCAGTTAAAAGCAGATAATGCACAGTTAACAGTAGCAATGGCAGACATGATAGGAGGTGCAATGTAATGTTATCCAATATACAGCGCAACATCATTATCCGGGCCCTGCAGATTCGGAAAAATCAGGGGGAGGAACCGGCAGACATCCTGGATGGTTACAAGAACCTAACAGAAGAGGAAAAGGCAGAGCTGTTGGAAGCCTTGGACGAATAGGAAAGGTGAGGTATATGATATGCAGATACCCACGGATATCATGGTGGCGCTCATCGGCCTGCTTGGGAGCGCTGCGGGGGCTTTCGTAGGTGTGGTAACTTCCGCCAAGCTGACCAATTACCGGATTGAGCAGCTAGAAAAGAAGGTGGATAAGCACAATACTGTGATTGAACGCACATACAAGCTGGAGGAGACTCAGGCGGTCATACAGGAACAGATTAAGGTTGCCAACCATAGGATTGGTGACCTGGAAAAAGAAAGAGAGGAATAGAATATGGATTTATCATTTTTTAGCAATTATGCGGTGGCGGTCATTGTAGGCATTTGCTTGATTACAGGTTACATAGCAAAAAAGTGGGTGAAAGACCTGGACAACAAATACATCCCTACCATGGTGGCCATCCTGGGAGCAGCACTTAACATCTGGATTGCGGGAAGTGTAAGCCCGGATATCATTCTGGCCGGAGCCTTTAGCGGTCTTGCAAGTACAGGCCTGCATCAGGCGTTTAAACAGATGATAGAGGGTTAA